AACAACGGGATCTGGGTACTTCTCATTCGTAGTCCCTTTCAAGAACCATCTCTAAATAATGTATTGCTTTTCTCACGTCCTCTTCTTTTCCTTTAGATTGATGTCTACAGATGTATTTTATAGCGTTGCCTTCTGCAAAAAGCAACTTGTTTTCGTTAATAAATTCAGCAGGTTGAATCTTCATCGATTGGTAGTGCTTCCCGCCGACCTGCTTATCTAGTGAGTCGTATGTAGCTTTCTTAAATATTTCTTTATTGGTCATTTTTTTCCTCCTTCAATAACTTCTAATCCAAGAGGAGGTCTCCAACCATCTAATACGTCCTGGACATAAGCTTTATAAGATAAAAATTCTCCTTCTGTCATATGACCCTTTGAATTAGTAATTATATCCATCGTCAATAAACAAGGAACTTGAGTTTTATCTACTGCATAAAGAGGAAAATTATCCTCTATTATTTTATGATGTTTATCATAATCATCTAAAAAACTATGACGACTTTCCATAAACGCATCTTGTATTATTTGTCTTTCCTCTCTAGTATTTTCTTTATGTTGTTTTGGTATTTTCATAATATATAAGCCCTGTCAAAATCTCTTGGATCCAAAACGTGTAATTCACGCTTCGCTCTCGTCGCTCCGGTATAAAATAATCTATGTAGTTCATCCGGATCATAACTAAATGTTTCAAGTGCTGCGTTCGTTATGTCTTGCATCAATAGAACTTTGTCAGCTTCTCCTCCTTTCGCTCCGTGTATAGTTGACATTATTATACGAGGATTTCTATTTAACGTTTCACCATTCGCCCTCATATTACGAATGTAATTCTCTGTGATAGGATCTAATCCTTCAAAAGATTCAAACCAAACTGTAGATACTAATAAGCCGTGATCTTTCTGACACTCTGCTAATGTATATTTATTATCTGCGTGTAGTGTTTTGCCTTTTCTAAATCCTTCTAGTACACTTGACCCAAGGTATTCATATATATTTTTTATCTCCAGGTGATTAAGTAATGCACCATTACGCCAAGACTCCCAGTTGTTTAGTGCTAATAATAATTTTAAAGATATAGAGTTACGTCCTTTGTATTGATAATACCACCCCCGCAGCTCACATACTTCTTTAACTTGATCTAGAAAATGATTTGCAGAAGATAATACTAACCAATTACCCTCACTCATATCTACTTGTGTAATATCAGAATATCTTTTTAAGACTCCTTCTTCTTCTCTAGGTTTATAATCTTTATCAAATCTATTTTGTACTTGATTAATTATTTTTTGAGACAACTCGTGTATGGGTCCACCAGGAATCCTGTAAGATTGATCCAGTGTTTGTATATCATCTACCTCTTCTTTAAGTGCTATGAAGTGATCTACATCTGCACCGGCCCATTTAAATATAGCTTGGTCATCATCACCTGCAATATAAGTTTTGCCTGCTCTTGCCCAAATCTTTCTTACCATTTCCCACTGTAGTAATGATAAGTCTTGAGCTTCATCTATAAATAATACTTCAAACTTATTGGTAGTTTCTTTTAATAAAAAGTCTTCAATCAAATCATTAAAATCTTTCAATCCTTTTTCTTTTTTAAATCTTTTTAATTCTTCTGCTAATAAAAATAATGTGTTTCGTTCTATGTCTAGTATGTTTTTTCTAGAATCGTAATAGTCTAGAAGATCCATTCGCTTTACAGCTGCTGTATTTATAATTGTAAGATATTCGTTATCACAATTAAATGTACCATCCCCATCAGAAAACTTTGCAACCTTAATTGGAATACCACATTTCTCACCAAACTCTTTGTAGTCTTCACTACCCATCATCTTTTCTCGAGTCATTCCTAATTGGTTAAATGCGTAAGAATGTAGAGTTCTAAAGAAAGTTAAATCATTATCTATGTCCAGGTTAAATTTTTCTGCAGCTCTGTTGGCAGCTTCTGTTGCAGCTTTTTTAGTGAAAGAAAAATAACCTATTTGTTTTGGTCTTATACCGTCTTGTATAAACTCATCAACGAGATTTAATAGTGTTGTTGTCTTCCCTGTTCCAGGTGGTCCTAGTATTATTGTTTTCATATTTTTTTATTTTCCTTTCTAGTATTTTGTTTTTAAGTTTAAGTTTTTCATTTTCTTTTTGTAATTCTTCTAATTTTAAACGAAACCGTAAATGCCAATTAGCTCCAACATCCTTATCAAACATTAAAAGTTTTCTATTTGATATGGTGTTTTAGAAACAGACGCCTCGGTTTGTTTCATTGTTTTAATCTTAATTAGCCTTGGTTGTTGTTTCTTAATTCTTACGCGTTCCTCACATATAAATAGATCTTCTGCATACCCAGCTTTTTTAGTTAACCTTTTTAATAAGTTACCTGTTTTAGTTTTATCCATTTCCCAGTGATTTCGTTTACAAAAATTATAAAAGTCTTCCATTCTAAAATAAGTAAATTCTTTTTTCTCATCTGTGAATGGCAGCTTATTAAATACATCATCCATAGTTCTTGCTGATTGTCTGTTAGTAGTCCAATCTTGTAATAATCCTGTAAGCTCATTCTCTGGATCTAAAGACTCCAATGGTTCTACTTCTTGTAAACCTTGCATCATTGGTTTTAAAAAATGCTGCTTCCAATCTTTTGGTTTTGGTATTGGTACAATTAAATTAGCTTGATCTAAACACGCTAGTGCAAATAAGTTTGGACTATAAAGTTGTTCTGATTTTAATTCTATTCTTTTTTTATCTACACTTAAAAACCATTGTGGTGGTGTTGAAGAATATTTTGTAAGACTACCCAATACAGGCATCTCTTCTTCTCCAAACCCTACACCAAATCTTTTTGTTCTACATAAACCTGATTGACATACTGCATTAATAGGTGCATCTTTACATCTATACTTGTCATAACCTTTTCTATTTACAGATTTAATTAGTTGTTGAACCTCACTATTACTTAATGGTGGGTCCATAAATTTCATATTTGCTTTTACAATTTCATCTTCCCAACTATCTGGTGATGATTGTTTATAGTAAACTGCTACATTAAATAATGCATTGTTTCTGGAACCCTCACCAAAACCTATTGATGCTAATTTGTTTAAGCAAGGGGGTCCTCCAGGAAATGCTTCTTCTATTTTTTTCTCTTCTGTTTTGATTTCTTCGACTTGTTCTTTAGTCCGAGCGTAAACATCATAGAGCTTATAAAATTCCTCAAGTGTACAACCGGCGCCATTATCGTTGATAGCATAACGTAGTCCTTTCATTTCATTGTAGTAGGGTAAATTTAAAAAGTTACCTGTGTCCCCACGTTCAACAAGTATCTCTGTTTGTTTTGGAAATATTTCAGAGCCTTCATAACCAAGTATGATAGACATCTCTTTTAATTTTGATTGCATCAATGATGCAGGAATGTTTTCTTTGGTAAATAAAAATACGTGTGCGCCGCCAGATTTACTACGGCAAACTATTAATGGGAGTTTATGATTCCTAATACTTTTAATGAGGCCAATGTGATCAAGGTTATATTCGTCAATATCAATGCACCCCCACCTACAATCATTATTTTCTGTGATAGGGATAATCCCAAGGGCTGCTCCTTCTCCTTTGAGATGATTGTTCCAGTGTTCGTCGGTGACGGAACCACGTACAATAAAAGCTTTTCCTTTTTGCTTGCCGTTCTCTCCTCGCTCACCGGGTTGATATTGTCCATAAGCGATTTCTAATCCTTGAAATATTGATTTGAATTTAGTCATTACCACTTCTACTTTCTTTGTAAAGGGGGATCTCACAATCCCCCTATTTTATTTAGTACGGAGTTGAGTCCGATACCTTCTCTTCTACATCAGCTTTTGTTTGAACGGTCCCTTTAGATACATTCCCAGAAAAGTCTTTTGCACTTAAGTACAAAGCCTTATCTGCTTGACCTAAAATTCTGTCCTGCGTTACAACCCAGCCATACCAAGAACCTTTGTCGTTCTTTTGTAAGGTAGATGCTAGATTATAAACAACTCCGTGCATAGGAGGTATAGCAAATCCCCCTTTACCATCAGCAATTTGTATGGTTTTCATCATAGAATTCCATTTTTTACTAACGTTTAATTGAGTTGATTTCATTGTGATCAAAGCAGGTGTATAACCACCAGACTTTGTCTCAATCATTACATAGTAAGAAGCTGTCTCTTCTAAATAGTTACCATTAGGTAATCTAATTTTAGATCCATCTCTCTTACCTGTTGCGATTACCGGACTGTTCGGTAGGTGAACTGCGACCGGAGCACCTGGTCCATCCCCTCTATCCGACCATTCTGGATAATCTTTTTTGTAGTAGCAAGGAATTATCTTGATACCTTTTTTACCATCGTATAACTCGCTGGTAACAGTATTATAGATCATACCAGGTTTGGCACCTTCTATATACTTTGCATCACCATCAGTTACCTGCGGTGATAATTGTCCCAAGATTCTGACAAATGGTAACGCCATATCTTCTTGCGTCATATTCTCAAAACCTTTTGCTGCATCATCACCAAACAAGGCAATAGATCCAGTGTCTTTTTTCATTACTTCATTACTCATTATTGTTTCTCCATTATTTCCGAGTTATTTTAGTTTTGTCTTTAATCCAAGTACTAAAGACATCAGATGGCATATCGAGCCCGGACTCGATACGCTCTCTGAATAAAGCGGTCAATGTCATCCAAGCCACATCAGATTTCTGTTGTGGTTCAAAACCATTTTCCGCTGCAAGGTTAAGCAGTTGCTCCGCCTTGTTATCTTCTCCTTTACCAAAAGTTACAAAGACATTGTTTTTAATAATATCTCCTAACCCCTGTTGTCGAAGCCATTGATAGGCTGCTTCTCTCTTCACTTCATCTTTTGGAAGAGTGCACCTAAATTCTTTTTTCACAGATACTTTAGATCCATCAGCTAATTTAATTTCTGATAGTCCTTGCTCTGCAAGTAATTCTGGTATCACACGAGAACTGATATCATCAGCCTCTGCTTTTTTATTTTTGAGTTGCTCTTCTAAACTTGCAATCTCATCTTCTTTTTGTTTTAACTTTACACATTCTTCTGCAACAGTTGAAACTTCTACATTGTCAAGAAGATCTTTAGAATCTTCCAACATCATATTTCTTACTTCACTCATTGTTATCCTTTCTGATATCCATCCACTTCTAATGGATAGTATCTATATTCACGTTTATCCCACTTCAACATATTGAACTGTCCGTTTGTAGTTTCACCTACTAGCCAAGTTGATAGACCTATTATTACAGGATCTCCTACAGCAAGTAAATAATCTTCTTTACGAAAGTCTTGTAAATTTTTTCTCATCTTCTGCACATAAGGTGCAGTAGAAAATATTGCTTGGTCCCTGTTGGGTAAGCATATTACAAGATAACCAAAATCAGACGCACTTAATATATTTATATTAGGTGGTGGTTGTTGGATTACATAAACAAATTTTTCTTTAGGATTAGTTTTATAAAATTCTAAAAAACTAGCTAACGAATCAGGTTTATACAACTCAAATATTTTATTTTTCATTTCTTACTTCTTGACAACTTATATAGTAGTGTTTATATAATTGTCAACTAGAAAGAAGAAAAAAATTATGAATTATAAATTTAAAACAAAACCATACGACCATCAAATTACTGCGTTAGAAAAATCGTGGGATAAGAAGGAGTATGCATACTTTATGGAAATGGGTACAGGTAAATCAAAAGTGTTAGTAGATAATATTGCTATGCTTTATGATAAAGGTAAAATAAATGGCGCATTAATTATAGCACCAAAGGGTGTTTATAGAAACTGGTTTTCTGGAGAAATACCAAATCATTTAGCTAGTCATATAGATCATAAAACGATACTATGGACTGCTACTACATCTAAAACAAAGGATAAAGAGTATCAACAATTGTTTAAAGTAGACCTAGACCTTCACATCCTTGTAATGAATGTAGAAGCATTCTCTACCAAAAAAGGTTTAGAGTTTGCTACAAGATTTTTAAACTGTCACAACACTTTGATGGCTGTTGATGAATCTACAACTATTAAAACACCAACTGCAAAAAGAACTAAAGCTATTCTTGCATTAGGATTACTTGCAAAGTACAGAAGAATTCTTACAGGATCTCCTGTAACTAAATCACCATTAGATTTGTATACACAGTGTGGTTTTCTTGACACTTTTTTGTTAGGTTTTGATAGCTATTATGCATTTAGAAATAGATATGCAACTATGCTAGATCGTAACTTTGGTGGACGTAGAGTACAAATTGTAGGTGGTTATAAAAGACTTGGTGAATTATCTGATAAACTAAAAGATTTTTCTTACAGAGTATTAAAAGAAGATTGCCTGGACTTACCAGAAAAAGTTTACATACAAAGAGAAGTAGAACTAACTGATGAACAAAAAGAAACTTATTCGACTATGAAGTCCGCGGCCCTCGCTTCTCTGAAAGGTAAGATGGCTACAGCGCCTCACGTACTGACACAATTGATGCGTCTACACCAGATCACGTGTGGTCACTTAAAGAATGATGATGATAGTATTACTGAAATAAAAAACAATCGTATAAATTCTTTACTAGAATTATTAGAAGAGATGGAAGGTAAAGTTATTATCTGGGCTAACTATGTTTATGATATTAAAAAAATTGTAAAAGCTGTATCTAAAAAATATGGTGAAGATTCTATTGTACAATATTATGGTGCCGTTGAGTCAGATGTTAGACAAAAGAATATAGAAAAATTTCAAGACCCAGAATCAAATGCAAGATTCTTTGTTGGTAATCCACAGACCGGTGGTTATGGTATTACATTAACTGCAGCTAATAATATGATTTATTATTCTAATGGATATGATTTAGAAAAAAGACTACAGTCAGAAGACAGAGCACACAGAATAGGTCAAAAGAAGTCGGTAACATACGTCGACCTTGTAGCACCAAAAACTGTAGATGAAAAGATAAGAAAAGCTTTGCGTAAAAAAATTAATATAGCTACTGAAGTAATGGGAGAGGAGTTAAGAGATTGGATCTAATCATTTTAAATGATGGTCTGTATCAACTGATACCTGTAACTAAACAAATTATGGAAGGTATTGTTATAACTGCAGAAGTAGAATGTTTTGCTTTGTGTGATATTTTAAGAATTAAATTGTCTGGTTATGTTGATAGTTTAAACCTACATATAATGAATGATGGTTCTGGTAATTTTATTGGTTGCATTTGTAGGTAGGATATTATAGGATAAAACTAATTTCTTTTAAAAAATTTGAAAGCTCAAGGGCGTCCAAATCTTGCCAATGGCATTTCCCTGTACGTTAGCTATTATGGGTAAAACCTAGCAACCTGGAGTTTGGCCGATTGTTAGTACGTGCACGGAAAGCAATCGGTTTTATATGATTAACCTACGACCTTGCCGTCTTTCCATTCCATATCAGGAAGACCTTCAGTGTATTTCTTCCCATCAAAAGTAAGAACTTGTTTTCTGTTTGAACCAGATTCGTGATAAGATATGTGGACCCATCCGCCTGCAGGATCATCTTTGTCAAAGTACTCCATAATCAATTGATCGAAGTCTACGTTATTTTGTAGCCAGTAAGCTGTCTTAATGTTGGGCACGCCAAATATTTCTAGGTCGACCGCCTGGCCCTTCGCGTGCTGCGATGTCTTTTTGCTGCCGATCGCTTCACAAAGCGCCTCGCTCCGGTATCCGCTGGTAATCGTAACAGGTTTGTCTGCCCACGCACGTAGTGGTTCTAAAACTTCATAACACAAATCACCTAAACTTTTAATCTCTCCTGATCCTGGTGTGTTATCAATACCTTTTCGTTGCGCGGTCATCGAATTGGTCATCTCTCTTAAAGTAAAGTGTTTACTTAACTGCATAATTTTTCTCCTAGTTAATGATTTTTTCTATGGCGAAGAGTGCAGCAGTTCCCGCTGC